GGGCGGCAGAACGCCATCAACTGCCCCTACTGCGATAGCCAGAACATCGAAGGCAATCCGCTCTGCTGCGTCCTGATGGGTCGCGCCGTCGCCGCAATCCTTATCAATAAGGACGACAAGGAACGCATGGAGCACGCCGAGCGAATCTTAGAGAAGGTGCAGGCCAATTGACACCCGCCCCTGCGCTTGAAGCGCCGCTAGAAGACCAGCCCGAACAGCAGGACTACAAGCAGCTCTACGGCGAGAGCTTCGAGAACCTGCCCGAGCAGATCATCAACGTCCTGCGCGAACAGGTGCGCGAATTCCAGGGTCAGGAGCGCTGGCTGCGCCGTCGCGAGGTGATGCGGGATCGCCGCAACCGCTTCTATGAACGTGGTTTCCAGCACATCTACTGGAACTCGCAGGGCGCAAGCGCCGGGTTCACGATGATTACCCCCGGAGGCAGCGCCACTAACGCCAGCGGGCAGATGGTGCAGGCCCCGCGCTACTGCGACGATTACAACCTCTACCGGCGCTATTTGCAGATCAATATGGCGATCCTGACGCAGACTTCGCCGGGGATCGATTTCAGGCCCGATGACGCATCGCGCTCCGAAGACATCGAATCGGCGGAGGCGGCGGAACTCTATCGCCACGATTTTGACCGCAATAACGATGTGATGAACATCCGGCAGGCCACCATCCGCATGATGGGCGTCTCCGGGCGCACGATCCGCTGGACACGCACGGTAGAAGATGCGCAGAAGTTCGGCAACAATCCAGACGGAAGCCCCAAAAAAGTAGAAATCTCTTCCGTATATGGAACCCTTGAGTCAAAGGTTCCTATTCTCGCCAAGTGTCAGGCCGATTGCCTTTACGTGTTCCTGTCTGACGATCCCGACATCAAGCAGGCCAAAGCCGAGTACCCGTGGGTCGCGGACAAAATCAAAGCCGGGATCGCGGGATTAGGGGAAAACGCCTACGAGCGGCTAGCGCGCTTGGGCGTGCTCCAGGGATCACGCTCCGAGATGCTGTCGGCGGATTCATACACGCATCTGGTGACGCGCATGCACTGCTGGATGCGCCCCAATTCCTTCACCGGAGAGCGCTACGACGATCCGCTCGATACCGATCCCGGCACCACCATCGGGGATTTCCTCAGGCAGCTATTCCCCGAGGGGTGCTGCGTCAAGTTCGTAGGCGATACCTACGTGGGGTCGTACCCCGAGGCCATCGAAGACTCCCTGTGCATCGAGTTCCCCTGGGAAGGCGACGGCATGAACCGCGAGGGCTTCATGGAAGCGTTCGTGGTGGTGCAGGATTCCTTCAATGACGCCATGAACGCCTCGCGCGAGGTGTTCGACGTAGGCTGGCCCTCCACTTGGATCAACTGCGAAACGGGAGAATACGATACCATCGTCCAGCAGCGCGCGGACCCCTACGCGCTCCGCGAAAAGAAAGTCTCCAACAATCAGAAAATGGAGGATCTGTTCTTCCGCGAGCCAAACCCCGAACTCCCTGGCACTTTCGTTGAGTTCATGCAGGACTTGCAGGGACCGCTTCCCCAGTTTATGCTGGCCGCACCTCCAGCTTTATTCGGCGCTGCAATGGAGGATCAGAAAACAGCATCAGGCTATGCGCAGGCTCGTGCGCAAGCCATGGGCCAGCAGGGGCTGATCTTCTCGAAGCTCCAGAAAATGGACGCGGTGATGTACTATCAGGCCGCTCTGTGCGCCGCCAAGGACCCGCAGGATACCCGCACCATCCTGATTCCCGGAGGATCGGGGCAGACCGCGCAGATCTCAATGGAGAAGATCAGCAAGGGGAACTTCAAGGTTTATCCGGCGGGCGATTCCAATATGCCAGAATCGACAGCGGCCAAGCGCGCCACTATCGAGAAGGTATTGACGCTGCTGGGTCCCACGCCGCTGTTTCCGCAGATCACGGCAGTTCCCAAGAACATGCGCATGTTTCTCGACATGGAGGGGCTGGAGGAAATCTCGATTCCCGAAGCCGAAGCCTATGACCGGGAGATGTTCATTATCGAGCAACTTCTGAAGCTGTCGCCCGTTCCGCCAGATCCGCAGATGCAGGAACAGGCATTGATCGATCACGCCGCCGCCGCCGTCAAGATCACACAGACGCAGCCGGGAGCGCCCGTGCCGCCGCCGCCGCAATTGCCGCCCACCTGTCCCATTCCGCCGCAGCCCTGGGAGTTCCATAACTGGGCCGCATCCGCCGATCAGGAATGGCTCAACTCGGAAGCCTGCCGCCGCGAACAGGCCAACGGGAACGATGCGGGGGTGCAGAACGTAGTCCTGCGCTGGCAGGCTAATTCGCAGCTCGCCGCCGCCGCGCAGATGCAGGCTATGGCCGCAGCAGCGGCAACCGCGCCCGCCACGGGAACGCCCGAGAAGGCCAAGGGTCCCGGCTCGCCTGCCGGAACTCCCGGCGCTGGAGTAGGCGGCGGTGGATTGCTGCCCGAGTCCGTAAACCCGCCCGGTGCTCCGGGCATGCCCACGACCTAACAGGAGGAAACTAAATGCCCGATGACGCAGTGATGGATACTGCCGTAGAAACCGATCTTGATACCGGCCTGGAGCCCAGCGCGGAACCGGAAGCGCCTGCGGTAGAGGGCGCGGAGCCCGCCGAACCGGGGGAACCGGGTAAGCCGATAGAATCCGCCCCGCCTACGCTGATCGAGGGAAGTACGCTATCGGCGGACGCCAAAAAGTACCTCGAAGAACTGAAGACCACCAACCCCGGCCTTGCGCGCGCTATCCATAACGCGATATACAAAGACGCCCAATGGCAGAAGGAAGTCCCCGGTGGGCTCAAGGAAGTCCGCGAGCTTCGCCAAACTGTAGAGACGCTGGGCGGTCCCAATGGCGTCCAGGAGATTCAGGCCGAGGTCAACGGCTGGCATCAGTTCGATGCGCAGTATATGGCGGGTGACCCCAAGGCCGTAGAGTTCATGACCAGCGAGCCCGAGGGTCAAGAGGCATTCCTCAAGATCATCCCAGCGGCACTCAACAAATTCGAGGAACTGCACCCGGACGGCTATTCGCAGTACATGGCCCAGGTGTTCAACCACACCATCGGCCAGTCCGGTATACCGCTGGCGCTGGAACGGCTAGGGGATTTCCTGGGCGACAACCCGCGCGCGCAGGAGCAGTTGCAGAAGATTGCCGGATTCTTAAGGTTCATCGACAGCGCAGCGCGTAAGCCAGTAGAAGCCCCGAAGTTCGCCAAATCCGAGGCACAGCCAGATGGCCGTACCGAGTTTGAGCAGGAGCGCGCGGCCTTCGAGCGCGAGAAGTGGAAGAACGAAACGGCCAATGCGCAGCGCCCGCTGTTTGAACAGGAGTGGGCGAGACTTGCCGGTGGGCGCAAGATGAGCGAGACGCAGCAAACGGCGATTCGCCAGCTCTACGAACTCACGCTCAATAAGGCCATCAACGGAAAGCACTCGGAAACCCTCCAGCGCTACTTTGAGGCCAAGGACCGCAATGGCTTCCTGCGCTATGCGGCGAATCTGGACAAAACCGAAATGCCCAAGGCACTACGGGCCGCATTCGAGGCGGTTCTGCCGTCTCGCCCCGGCCCCAAACCCGGTAGCGCGCCCGCTCCCGTCAAGAACGGAACTCCCGCCAAGGGCCTGCCGATTGCGCAGGGATTCACGCAGGTAGCGAAACAGCCAGTCACGCAGGAGATCGATTACAAGAACCCCTTCAATACCATCGCCAACTTCCAGCAGGGCCGCGCGGTACTGAAAGACGGCAAGAAGGTTCAGTGGCAGAAGGCTTGACGATATCCGGCTAATCGTATACGATAGTCCAACGTGAAGTTGAAGTGCAGACAATGCGGGCACTCCTGGTATCCACGCACACCCCGAGGAGCTAAGAAGTGCCCGCGCTGCCAGAAACCAAGGGGCAAGTGATTACCTGCCTCACCATCACCGGCGAGAAGTACAAGCAGTTCGAGGAACGAGCCAAAAAGTGCCGCGAATGGCAGACTGTAGGGCACCATACCGTTATCTACCATGATGAGCATTGCCCCGTTAAGGCGGTGGGTGCGTTCCGCAATCAGGGACTCCGATGGCTTACTAATGACACGGATTACATCGCCCACTTCGATGTAGACGACGTGTACGCACCCGAATGCCTTGAGCGCCAGCTATGGCACATCCAGAAGACCGGGAAACTCGTTACGGGGTTCTACGATTGTCCGATTTACGATTCAACTAAGGATAAGGTGTGGATCTACACGCACGAGCGCACCAACTACGCTTTGGGCAATAGCCTGTTCTACAAGCGCGAGGCATGGGAACGCGTAAAGTTTCCTGAGCACGTCATGGTGGACGATCCGCAATGGCGCGCCAAGATCGGCGGAGAAAATATCCTGAGCCAGTCCGTATGGATGGAAGATGGCAGGCCGCTCATGATTCAGATATTCCACGGCGGCAATGCCTCGTGCAGCATCATCCGCAGTTCACCGCGCTATAAGGAGGCCAGTGAGCGCCAAGATAAAGCGGTCCGCGAGCTTCTCGCCCGCGCCTAAGATCAGTTTCATCGTATCCGCCTATGATCGTCCGATGTGTCTGGCTGCGTGCCTTGCCACCCTCGCACTCCAGACAGAGAAGGCTGAGTTTATCGTCTGCGTAAATTCACAGGGACCGATGTTCAAGCGCCATGCGGCAATTTGCGAACGCTATGGGGCAATCGCTCTGCCTACCGGGAAGATGGGAGCGCGTTGCTGTTATTCCTCCGCCGACTTAGCGGCTAAGTTCGCCAAGGGAGAATGGCTTTGCTTTCCATCCGATGATTCTCTCTACGTCCCTGCGTTCTCGGATCTGATGCTGCGGAAGGCGCGGGAATCTGACCTGGATCTGGTCTACTGCGATATGATCTATGATCCGATGGGGCTGATTCAACGCACGGGACGTTATGGGCTGATGGAGGCAAGGCCGCAGATCAACTTCATAGACAAGACGAACTTCGTGGTTAAGCGCAAGTTTTTCAAGGGATTTCCGGGGCAGAAGATTGAAGGGCATTCCTGCTGCGATGCCCTATTTGTCGAGGATGCCATTCGGCGCGGAGCGCGTCATGGAAAGGCCGAAGGGGTATTGGCGATCCATAATTAGCATGATCTCCTTCATTGTCTCGGTATATGACCGTATCGACATGCTCCATGCCTGCCTAGCATCTCTTGAAGTTCAGGACGGAGAAAAGGAAGTCCTGATTTGCCACAACGGGCCGGGAGATCCATGGATTCGGATACCTCAAGGAGGATCAGTCGTTAAAACGGGAACTATGGGGTGTGGACAAT